TAAGTATATTGAAACCCCTAAGTTAGTCATCAAAGTTTTGTAAGCCTGAGCGACTTGGTCATGAGCAATCACGACGTCGTCCCCAAGGATACAGTAAAGTTGAAAATCATAAACACCCACAGAGATCGCTGCCACTCTTACCAATATGTGGTGAGTTAAGGCAAGCATTCCCCACGAAGAATAAGCACCCATTGGCTGTCCAACAGCATATCTAAATGTTGCTTTACCGTACGCCCAGGGTATATTAAGGAGATTTCTCCATAACGTACCTAGGCCATCGGAAAGAACATTAAGAATGTCTGATTGAATGTCTATAGGTAATCTATCAGTCGCGGCAGAAAGATCAAAACTGTAAAGAACTTGGCCTTTAGGTACCAATGACATAAGTAATGTCAGCGGCGCCTGCTGGTTAAAAGTTCCGTCTTGTTTCAGACCTTTAAGGATTTCAAACACGGCCAAATGGAGTGGATGGAGAGCAATTTGGATTCACCAGGTAGTTATTGCAACTACTCTGGCTTTTCCAGCTTGATCTCTAACTATTCCCAATCTTCCTAAGTACAAGGCAGGGATCATAAATGCTAGAAATAGCAGAACAGGCAAAGCCCATAGTCAGATGACTAAGATCCATAGCACGAATGCCCACCCTCTTTCAAATTTTAGCATATACATTACGTAATGCCAGAACTGAATGGGGTGGAACATGAATGCTATTGCATCTAAGCTTGAAGACCATGCGGATTTGAACCCGTTCGGTCCCGCGCTTTCGATACAAAGAAGTTTGAAAGGCCCAATGTTTAATCTTAGATCAGGTAGTATCTCCCTTATTGCAGGAAGTAGTATGTGCAACGGTAATGATTTAAACACTCCAGTAAATGGAGTGATTATCGTTGCCATGTCTACTTTCACAATAGTTGGGAATACCCTAAAGATCGAAAGGCATGAAAGAATACATACAATAAGACCTTTGTCTGTCAGAGGTCCTCTAACGAGGATAGCTCTAAGTCGACTAGGAATTATCGTAGGCAAGCCATTGTGGTCTCGTTTAACGAAAGGAAAGTTAGCATTAACCGCCCTTGGTTCTCCTCGACCACTTAAATAGCAAATAACAAGTCTAAATACCTCTTTGAGATATTTAAACGTTGTATTAAATCCCATTCTTTTAACAAGAAGGGAAATTCTGCTAGTTAAGATCGCAAAAGAATCAGCATACTCCGAACCACCACAGATCCAAATCACAGCTTTGATAAATTTTGGAATTTCTTTTATAGAAATCCAGGCTTTATTAATCTGTGTTCGCTGTCGTAAATTTGTTGTAATATTTAAAAATGTTGCAATTAATTTATTAATCAGCTACGATCTTGGTGTACAGAGTGTGACCACAAAGGTAGGGGGCAAGCCTTCTCTGCTAGTGTGTTTACGACAACGACACATTACTGTACATCTAAGGGATCACGCTACGTGACCAACCTCAAGACCTGTGGAATATTCACCACAATAGCACTCAGGAGTACGGCCCGTAGAAAGGCCGACCTTACTAGACGATGGGATTAACCACCGAGGTCCCTGTTGAGTTTCGTGCAAGTCTTCGCCCAGCAAATTATGTATTTTTCACGGGGAGAAGGACGATGTGCGCTTTAGGCGC